GATTAAAACAGCACGTGATAATATCGAAGCTGACCGTAAGCAACTACGTCAAATGGATGACGCTGTTGACCAAGTTATGGCTCGTAGTACTAGTGAAACCGGTGCAGACAAGTCGGTAGCAATCCGTCGTAGTCAACAAAAAGACCGTGCTAACATAGCCAAGGACATTGAAGCTAATCAACGTATTATTAGTCAACTTAATGATGAAGCCGCACCTATACGTGCCGAGAATCGTAAAGTAGAAGCAGAAGTTGGACCTATCAAATACATTGCGGCATTTATCTATGGTGTTGCGCCTGATGCTACAATGCTAGAAAAAGCAGTGACATGGATTATTATTACTATTGTTATTGTATTTGATCCCTTGGCAGTTATTATGTTATTAGCCGCACAAATGACATTTGGATGGATGCGTAAAAAAGAAGAACCAGAATCAACAGCAACAAAAGATTCAACGTATACTGCTCCAGTAGAAGATTTAGTACCGGTATTTGATCGTGAAGAAATTCCTGACTACACAGATTACTCCGAAGGCGCATTAGTGTCTACTAAAGATCCGGAGCCCGAAGAAGAATTACCTGTAGTAGAAAAAAAATCTCGCTGGTCCGGTTTTGGTTTTCCGATGTTTAGTCACATTCAACAGCCAAAAGCAGAAGAAGTCAACGAAGAACCTGTAGTAGAACCTAATCCATTGGCTATGGACGAACGTCCTGGCGACTATGTTGAACCTCCTGTAGTTGAAGCACGTCCGTTAAATTTAGAAGCTGCTCCAGGCCGTAACCGCGGTATAATGAACCCGGTTCAAGCAGATAATACACCGATTGAATTAGGTAAAGCAGCTAATAGTAGTTTTGGTAATCAATATCCTGCTAATCCAGAAAAAGGCGATGTTTATTTACGGACAGATTACTTACCAAATCGTTTGTTCAAATTCAATGGAAATCGCTGGATAGAGATTGACAAAGACAGCACAGACCTGTATGCTTACGATGAGTTGTACATTAAACATTTAATTACAGAAATTGAAGCAGGACGTTATGACACTGACGCATTAACAGATGTTGAACGTAATCAGATTGAAGAATATTTAAAGAAGAATAATTAATAACCGGTAGTTTGATAGTTACTAAGAAAATTTTGTACATCTTCAAAGTTTGTCTTAAAACCAACGGTAACAGTTAATAAATGTCTAAAATTATCACTGTGATTAATAATACAATGCGAAATTGTAGTATTAAACACAGTAGGTTGAAGTAATGTATAGTTACATTTTTTAATGTTGTATAATAAACGATTGTTGTCTATTGGTTCTCTAAATAGTGTCAAACAATCAGGATCATCAGTTAATAAAAAATTAATAGCACACTTTCGTTCCAGATCAGTATGCCAGTCATATACAGTATGAGGTGGCATACGTAAATACAATGATTTTACATAACCAAACTCTTTTAATAAATTGTAACAAAATTCAGTTTCTTGGAAAGTTGATGCAGTTTTAATTGTTTGCACACTAGTAGGACCAGAAGGTCCTACATAATCGCCGGTGCTGGCTTCGGTTATGTATTTTGAATCTAATAGTGGTAAATGAGTGCAATGATAAAATGTATTGTTAAGCATGATAATATTTATAGGCAAAATAGTGTTGACTTAACAAATGATATCCTATATAATGTACCTATGCATAGTAACTTTATAACACTCCCCAAATTATGTAGAAACAGTATTAATACTAAATGCAACAGAAGAACAAATTAAAGATTTGGGTTTATTAGTACAAAATGGTGATGTAACGTACGATGTATATTTTTATAATGAAGCAATGAACAAACCAAATTGGTTTGAAAAAAATTTAAGTAAAGCAGATGTGGTATTGGATGCAAAATTATCTAATCCACTTGAATATTTCGATAAATAAAACACTATGGCATATAATCCAAAAGGCAGTCCAATCGTTTGTAGAGGTAACACAGTCACGTTACGTGAAGGTGAACCAGTAGAAAAAGCTCTACGTAAATTCAAGAAAAAAGTCCTAGAGTCGGGCTTACTTCGTGATCTTAAAGAGCGCGAAACCTACGAAAAACCTACTACACGACGCAAAAAAGCTAAAGCAGCAGCCAAGAACCGTTGGCGCAAAAAACTAGCTTCCGAATCGCTACCTAAAAAACTCTACTAATTCACAATCTTTGTGTATAAATATATTTGTAGTGCCCATAATGGGGCTACACTTATAGTCATCTTGCTTAATAAAGGAGAAAACAAATGACACAATTACAAATCCACACCCTTGATTTACCTACATTCGTTAATCAAATTCATCGTAATGCTATAGGCTTCGATCGTATATTTAATGAACTAAATCGCGGTTTTGCAAATAACAAATCCGACAACTATCCTCCACACAATGTTATTCGTTTAGACGACACACACCATGTAATCGAAATTGCGGTTTCCGGTTTTGCCGAAGACGAAGTTGATGTTGAGTTAAAGGATAGTGTACTTACTGTACGTGGCGAACAAGCCAAACGAGAAGAAGAAGTTGAATACCTACACAAAGGACTTTCAACTCGTAACTTTGAACGTACATTCCGTTTAGCTGATAACACCCTAGTACAAGGTGCTACAGTTAAAAATGGTATTTTATCTATTGCCTTAGAACATATTGTTCCTGAAGAACAAAAGGCTAAAAAGATCGCCATTACATTTGCAAAATAAGCAATAAGGCTGTATAATAAAGGGGTAGGAATTAACTTACCCCTTTATTGAGTATAAATTATGAGTGAATCAATGTCAAAAACTAAAACAGATGCTGTAGTACGTCCGCAAATTGAAATTAAGTCTAATATTCCTGAGCCACCACAGTATCGCGTAATCTATATCAACGATGAACAAACTACACAAGAGTTTGTTGTTGAAACACTTAAATCAATCTTTCATTACGACGAAGGTGCTGCTGAAGCAATTACCATGAGAGTACATGAAGAAGGATCGGCAGTGGTAGCAGTATTCCCGTACGAGATTGCTGAACAAAAAGGTATCGAAGTTACATTACTTGCTCGTAATAATGGATTTCCACTACAAGTTAAAATTGAAGCAGATCAATGATTAATAGGTTAAACTGACAAAAGGTGGTAAATACGCATAAGGAGAATACTTATGTATATTGGCTACATTTATAAAACAACTAACTTAATTAATAATCGTTGTTACATTGGCAAAAGAACAAAACCTATTTTTGATAAAAATTACTATGGGTCCGGAATAGCACTACAATCTGCTATTAAAAAATACGGTAAAGATAATTTCAAAATAGAAATATTGCACTGGGCAAAAACAGTTGATGAGCTAAATCAATTGGAAATAGACACCATTTCTTTACACGAATCACTAAATGATTTATATAATATTGCCAGCGGAGGTGATGGTGGCAACACTATATTAAATCATCCTAATAAAAATACCATAATTAATCAACGAAATATTGGGTTAACAAAGTGGCATGCTTCTTTAACAGAAGAAGAAAAAGCAACACGTTCAAAAAAAATAAGCGAAGCCAAAAAAGGAAAATCTAATGGACATATTGGTTACAAACACACACCCGAAACAATAGAAAAAATAAAAGCATCAAATAAAAATTACACAAAATCGGCAGAATGGAAAAAAGCTCATGCAGAAGCATCTGCAAAACGAAAAGGAAAACCCTTTACACAAAAATATAAACCTGTTATAATAAACAATATAGAATATCCATCAATTAAAGATGCTATGATAGATTTGGGTATAAAACACAGGGCAACATTTTACACAATGGTAAAACAACAAAAAATATCAATGGTATATAAAAATGATCTTTAATAAAATACGAGAATTAAAAGAACAAGGTAAAAGAATTGGAATTACATTTAGTACTTTTGATTTAGGTCCTCATGCCGGTCATATTTCTATGTTGTCAGAAGCAAAAAATCATTGCGATTATTTAATTGCCGGTTTACAAACCGATCCTACTATTGATCGTTCCGATACCAAAAATAAACCTGTGCAAAGTATTGTAGAACGGCAAATCCAATTGGCCGCTTGTCGATATGTAGACGAAGTAGTAGTTTATCAAACTGAACAGGACTTAATTGACTTGCTATTAATATTACCACTTGACGTACGAGTACTTGGTGTTGAATACGAAGATAAAGAATTCTCAGGAAGAATGGAATGCATACGTCGGGGAATAGAGCTTGTATATAATGGTCGCGACCATTCCTTTTCCAGCTCAGGATTACGTAGACGTGTAGTGGAATCTGA